ACCAGTCCCTCCACCAATGCCTCCAAGTACTCCTCCGCCAGTGAATGATAGATTGTCTTCAGAAGATTGGAATCAAATTAGAAGTGAGGCATTTGAGATAATGCAAGACCCCTCGAAAAGAAAATCTATTCTCTTCAAGAGTGTCTACTGTAGACACGGTTCGAATTGTGACAGAGTCAAAAACGGGCTACCTTGCGACTTCTATCACAATGCAACCGAAAGAAAAATACCCATGTGCCCTTTCAAACAGACATGCACATCAACCAGATGCAATCACTGTCACCCAGGACAAGAACGAGAGTGGTTAGAACGAAACCCTCTCCCATCAGAATGCAAGCCAGTTATCAAGNCAGTTATCAAGCCAGTTATCAAGCNAGNNATACAAGNCCAATTCCTCCCCTTGGTGTTGTTAAAATCGAGTCTTCATTATTCAAGACAAATCCAGATGCAGCTAATCTGACTATGCAGGTTGCTATGAACGTTGGAAGAGAAGTTATGATTATACAGTCTACTTAAACTAATATATTATTGCATTTCATAATAAAGCCCTATAACTGGTACAACAAACCAGTTATAGGGCTTTATTACGTTACATACCAAATGGTACAAATCAAAATGATTTTCTCTCACAAGTGAGAGAAATAAGATATAAAACAGAATATCGCCACTGACAAAGACAATGCCAAGGACAGGTTTACAGGAGAAGCCTCGAGAATCACCGAGCGTAAATACGAATCAACTTACAGGTCATATGGAGGAGTTTTATATCAAGTTGAACATGTTTGTAGAGAAGTGTATAGATAAGGAATGGAACTCTGCAGCTTTCAAGATGTTTTTTACGGAAAACATGCCCACGACTACGAAGACTATGAAGACTACGAAGGACCCGTCTAAACCAAAGAGAGCGAGAGGTGCTTACATCTACTTCTCTTCAGACACTGACATTCGTCAAGCTATTAAAAACGAAAACCCAGATGCCAGTTCGAGTGAGATGATGAAATTGATTGGAGCTCTATGGTCTTCGGAAGAATACAAGAACTATCACGACGAAGGAGAGTGTAAGGACAAACACGGTCTATTTGATTACAATCCATCCACAGACAAATACTTCAAGAAGGCAAATGAAGACAAGAAACGATATGAAGAAGAAATGGCTAGATACATTCCGGGTCCAGAATTCGTGAAAGAGAAGTCCGAGAAGACTAAATCATTGCCTAAGAGAGCAAGATCTGCTTATATGTTCTTCTGTATGGAAAACCGTTCTAGGGCAAAGCAAGACGTTTCGTTGCAGGACTACACTGGACGTGAGCTACAACAGAAGGTTACAAAACTACTTGCGGCGTGGTGGAGTAAATGTAAGAAGTACACACCAGCTGGAGAACATTCTGACAAAAACGGTCCGTTCAATTACACAGCAGACGCCCAAATGTATGTCAAAATGTCTGAAGATGATAAGGAAAGAGTCAGTCTTAATTCAGACTCTTCTATCACTTCTATCACTTATAAGACACCTAAAAAGCTTTCTACTGCTAAGACTATTGTAATTGACAAAGACGATGATGACAAAGACGATGATGACAAAGACGATGATGACAAAGACGATGATGATAATGATGATAATGATGATAAAGACGATGATGATGATGATGATAAAGACGATGATGATAATGATGACGAAGACGATGATGACAAAGACGATGATGATAATGATGATAAAGACGATGATGATGATGACGATGATAAAGACGATGATGATAATGATGACGAAGACGATGATAAAGACGATGATAAAGACGATGATAAAGACGATGATAAAGACGATGATGATGATGACGATGATGATGATGACGATGATGATGATGACGATGATGATGATGACGATGATGATGATGACGATGATGACGATGATGATGATGACGATGATGACGATGATAAAGCTTGCGGATGCAGCTTCATGTTTAAGAGGAAGAGCGGAGACAAGAAGAAAGGAGACTTATGCGGAAATAGCGAAGTTGGAGAGAACGGTATGTGTAAGAAACATAAAAAACACGCAAAGCACAGCAAAGACGAGATAAGAAACGTTTCAGATTCAGATGATGACAATGAAGAAGAAGAACTTGAAGAAGAACTTGAAGAAGAACTTGAAGAAGAACTTGAAGAAGAACTTGAAGAAGAACTTGAAGAAGAACTTGAAGAAGAACTTGAAGAAGATAAAGCTTGCGGATGCAGCTTCAAGTTTAAGAGGAAGAGCGGAGACAAGAAGAAAGGAGACTTATGCGGAAATAGAGAAGTTGGAGAGAACGGTATGTGTAAGAAACATAAACGCAATTAATTTTTGATATATACATTTGAAAGACTAATGATTACGTAATAAAGACCCATCATGGGTCTTTATTACGTAATGAAAATTGCTTACACGACGAATACATCAAATACTGTGTTCTGATAAATTCCCGATGTCTTAACTATATAGTGTATCACGACAAGGAAATGATAATTTATTCAAGGTTTTTTCCTGTAAAATCCTTACATGGAAGATCTTCTGGTTTATATTCTAACACATTGATATTACTTGTAACAATCTTATTAATAATATCCTTTCCCTGTTGTTCGCCGAATATATGAATATTATCTAATTGAAACTGGTCAAGTTGTCCTCTGCATGTATAAACAATTAGATTAAAATTATCTTTTAGATATTCAACCAATTCACTTAACAACATGACGTTCTCTGGAAATTTGGTTGATCTAACATCTCCAATCTTTTGAAGACGTACAAGTTCTGTATCTTTTTTAAATACAGTGAGTAATATGTTAGGAACAACTGTATTATTATGTGAATCGAATATACAAAATTTGTTTTTATAATTATCCGTTGTATGTTTGTATAATTCTCTTAGATAATCAAGATGTGTATATCCTTTATTTCCTACTTTCATTATATTCTTCATATGTTTAAATTCTCTACATTCATATAATATACAAGGTTCTTTCATCATTACAATCTGAGTGTTGTTCAGATGTGAGATGTTGAATGTTTTATCTGTATTCCATCCATGACCGAAAAAAACATATAAGTCTGTCATTTATCATATATGTGATGTTATTATATAGTATATATGGTATATGTATTCAAATTGAAAGTATATAACAAGTTCATAATACTAGTTATACTCAATGAATCAATATTACTACTTTCTGTATAAAGAACTCACGAACTTTATAAAAACAGTCATATCAAAAGTATCGTCTCTCATATTTCAATTTCCATTCCTTCTAAAAACAGTAGAAGGACTTCGTACTGTATTGTATATTACCCGCGAGCAAGTATTCATGCAAAGGAGTACAGAAAAAGGCGTTTATATGTATTTCACAGAGATTGACACATTTATAACATGTTTAATTGTGTTGTACATGTGGTATGTGTTAAGTAAGTGGCATATTCATCCATATTTTTACTCGATTACACTATTTCTATTCTTTCCATTTCTATTTTTATTTCCCATGTTATTCCCTATAATTTTTTTAATCGATGTGATTTTTACAATACAACCTAAAACAATACAACCTAAAACAATACAACCTAAAACATCGACGTGTAATACTCTTGGTTATAAGAATGGTTATAAGAATGGATATACAGATGGATATGAAGAGGGAAGCAATAACAACGACCACTGGTACAATGATGGATATATGGATGGATATAAGAATGGATATGATGTTAAATTAAAAGAAGAGAAGGATGATACGAATACAGAAATTGATATTCTCAGAAATATGATTGAACGACAGAGAGAAATACAAACAGAACAGAACAACAAAACATTCGAAATTTTGCATAATGATAATCGTGCTGCAAATAAAATAGCAAGTTTGAAATTATTCTATAGGGCTGAAAGAATATTATGTTTAGATTCAGAAGATGAAGATATAGGAAGTCAATAGATTAATAATAAGAATATTTTATACAACAAAGCCTCTCACCTAAAAAGGTGAGAGGCTTTGTTGCGTTCAATTTATACAATGATTTTATAATCAATCAGTAGAGTGTAAACGTGAATGCGCTACATCTAAGTCTCATATATTGCAAGTTATGAATGCGATACATTATAGAATTCCGCATAATAGAGAAAGGTGTATAGGAACTATGGAAGAGGATTATATTTTGGCCAGATTAATGTACGAAAATGAATAATGTAAATAAGATTATAGGAGTTGGCATTCAAACATGAAAGCATATCTCAAAAATATCGACGATTGGACTAACGAACGAAGAGTCGGACTTGAGCACGGTGCAAAATTGAGACAGCATACTAGTAATACTGATATCTACGGACCTGGAGTAGATATCCCGGATACGTACAAGGTTATGATATTCGATTGGATTGATCAAATTGCTACTAGATGGTGTAAAGATATAATTATCAAGAAAACAGTTATGAATCTTTCAAAAGTCATGATATGTTCGTATAGTATTAATGATAAGGTTCATATGACATCTTTACTCGGTATTGTCTTGGTAATACTCAGGATGGTTATAAAGATCGTTGACGATAATCACTCCCTAATTACAAATCATGATATTGCTCATATGACTGGACACGTATATACTTACAAGCAAATCAATATGTTCGAGTGTCATGTTTTGAGATACACAAGTATTATTATGAAGATTATGACTAATACAAGTGAATGTGAGATGTGATGTGAATTATATTATAGGTAAATTACAGAATACGGATAAAATGAATATATTATATAAGTCTACATAACATAAGTAAATGGATGAAATTACGGCATACAAACTAGGAGTAGAATTATTAGCAACAGATTTTTGCAATTCGTCAAAGTTTGCCTTAAACTTTGATATCATGTGGTTGATTCTAAACAACCTAACATTTGCAGAGATTTCAGAGATTATAGTTAATACCAACTTCCCACAGAAATGGGATATATACAATGTCTATCTTGACACTGTTGATATTTCACATCTGATTGACCAAGACGAAATTGAGTATTACGATGATGACTATTATAGATGGATGGAGTATCAGTACGGAGAAGATTTACCAGTTGAATGGGAGGAAGATGCCAATGATGTTTTATATGTTAATATAAATTAACATATATTAATGGTAGTTGTTTTGAAACTGAATTATATTATCAATAATTATGGTAATTATTAAAGAATGAAAAACTCTGTTCAACACGGATCAACAAAAAAAACCTGTATGTTGTGCATGTGCGAGCCAGAGAAACCATTTGTTTTTCATCGAACCAAACGTCAAACTCATGTTATGTGTTGTGATTGCGCGGCGAAATATGTGACTAAATGTATTCAAGGCAGTATCAACAAAAAAGAATATCACTTTCCTCCGTCTATTAAATGTTCGGGTAATCCCTACGGAAAAAGACGAAATCAGTGTTGTCATAAACTTGTAATCACAGAGGAAAAGTTTGGAATGTTGGAAGGAGTTAATGATTTGCTCACAAGAATATCATTATTATCGAATCCTGATACAGTTGTATGCCCTAATACATCATGCGATAATATCTTCATTTCTCAACGTCAAGAATTTAATTTTGGAGGAGGTATTATAAGAAATATAACATGCAATGAATGTAGAACAGAGTTTTGTAGAGACTGCAAAACAATTCCCCATCACTTTGGAATGTCATGCAAACAGTGGAGGGAATACTCAGTACAAACAGTTGAAGGTCAAGAATTGAAAGCACTGGAAAATTCAGGAGTTTTAAGGAGATGTCCTCGTTGCAAGAATGGTGTTGTAAAACAAGAAGATGATCCAGGATGTAACAAAATGCACTGCGAGTTTGAAATTAACGGAGTTGAATGCGGTGAGACATGGTGTTGGGTCTGCGGGAAGAATGGAATAGATTATTCTCATTTTGAAAGCGGTAAATGCAAAGGTTATTTGTTTTATGATGTAAATGCATTGTAATTATACTACGGACACAAGTAAAATGATTTTTATATATATTTTGAAGTGTATAATATACACTTCAAAATGACATCAAAAGATATACACTTGCAAAGTTTGCCAGTTGATATTATCATAGAGATATCCAAGTATCTAGGAGTTGTCGACATAAATTCTCTTTACGGTACCAACTCTTCTTTAAAAGAATATATTGGAAACAACTCACATTATATATACAATACATGCCGTCACATAAAACCACATGGACTATTTAGAAGTTGGTGGGATGAAGAAAGAACAGTTATCAAATCTAGAGAGGTATTTAGGGAAGGTAAGAAACAAGGAGTGTATAATCTCTATTATGATAACGGACAAATGAGCGACAGTTGTTTGTACGTTGACGGTAAAATACATGGTAACTGGAGATGTTGGTATAAGAATGGGTCGCAATCAGATCACTTCATTTATAAAAACGACAGACCTGATGGCGAATGGAAATTATGGTATAAAAATGGACAAATGTCTGAAAATTTTTATTATTTGAATGGAAAGTTAAATGGAGATTATAAAACATGGTATGAAAATGGACAGATGTCTGAACATTTAGTTTATTCCGAAGGTAAGTTAAATGGTGAATATAAAACATGGTATGAAAATGGACAGATATCTGAAATTTTCTTTTATCTGAATGGTAAAACACACGGAGAACGTAAAAGTTGGTATCAAGGGACTGGAACTAATGGACAACTAGAAGAGCACTGTTTTTTTCGAAATGGTGTTAAACACGGTGAATATAAAACATGGTACATGAACGGACAGATATCTGATCATCGGTTTTATATAAATGGAGTGGTGACAGGTGCAATTAAAAGTTGGTACTCTAACGGACAATTAAAGGATCATTACTTTCCTGGAGACGGTTTAGGTATAGAATCATACAATGGAAGATGGTGAACAGTAACTAAAATATTTATGTGTTAATTATTTTATCAGAATAACAGTCTGATAAAATAAATATAATACCTATAGGTAATTTTCATAGGTATCGTAAAATCCAAATTGAATTTACTATAAGTACTTGTGTTAAATATAAATAATGCCACAAAAGATTACGAGACAAATGGATGTATTCTATAATAAACTTAACGATTTTGTTGAAAATTTCCTTGTAGGAGGATTCGATCCGCAAGAGTGGGAACCGGAAGAGTTTAAGGAATGCTTCGTTCAAAATATGCCGAAGATACTAAAACCTGTAAAGGTTTATAAAGATCCAGCAGAACCCAGGAAGGCAAAAGGTGCATATATCTTCTTCTCGTCTGATCCAGAAATTCGTAAAACTATCAAAACTGAAACTCCAGACGCATCTCCAACTGAAATGATGAAATTGATTGGAGCCCTATGGTCCTCAGATGAGTATAAAAACTATAATGATGATGGCGAACATAAGGATAAAAATAATAATATGTTTGATTATTCTGCCTTGGCATCCAAATACATCACTCTGGCGGAAGAAGATAAAAAAAGATATACACAAGAGATGTTGTCATATACTCCCAATTCTAACTTTGTGGCACAAAAACCCAAGAAAAAGAGTACATCAAAATCTGCTTACATGTTCTTCTGTGATACCTTTAGAGAAAAAGCAAAAGCCGAACTTGTACAACAATACAGCGGAAGACAATTACAAACCGAGGTAATGAAATGTTTGGGAAAATGGTGGAATGAAGAGTATAAGAACTATGTAGAAGGAGGAGAATGTAAAGGAAAAGACGGTCGTAGTTTCGACTACACCGAACGTGCTCAAGAGTTCATTGATATGGCAAAAGAAGATAAAGCGAGAGTAGAACTAATTAATCAACAAGAAAGCGATGTAGAGATTGAGATTGAGATTGAGAAAGAAGATGTTAAGATATTCGAAAAGTCTAAAGTAAAGTCTACGAAATTTATTGAAAACTGTTCTGGTTCTCCTTCTCTCGTCAATGACAGCTGACAACAATCTTATGAATGAATAATAAATCCCTAGGGATTTATTATTACTGTGCAAACAGGCTATAAACTCGTCTTAGTGTGATATGAAAGTGAGTGAATTTTCTTGACCGTATCGATGGTAATTTAATTGTAAAATACGATCAATAAATACAACGTACATAATATTAGGGATTTCTAGACATGTAGTAGAAGAACTAATATGAGTTATATACTATAATGTTAAATTGATTAAAAGATATATGATTACAACTTTAAAACAAATGCCAGAGAAATATCCAACAAATTATAAGAACCTGTATAATTATGTCAAAAACAATATTGTTTCGAAAGAGGAATTCTTGAAATGGATTGTTATTCCGTGGAAAAGTTCAGGTGATAGAAATAGCAGTGTTAATAAAATGGAAGCATGTTTTCGTTTGTATTCAATTTTGGGTATGCATCCTTTGCAAAACAAATATCAGTTATGTATAGGAAATTTCAATACTGGTTCAACTAGACCATGCGAAGATAGCGATATTGAAAAATTACTATTATCTAGTATTAAGGATAACGGTGATAAAAGCGATGAAACATTTGAGAATGAGACCAAAATACTTACTATCAGTTGTAAAGACTGGAAAACAAATCATGTTGGAGACTTTGATATTGCTGCGTTACAACGCGGTAGTGCAAAATACCATAAAATACATCTTATTGGATTATGTGTGAGAAAAAAATGCGATCTACACAAAACAATGATTAAATCACACCACACATCAAAAGATGATAGCGAAATCGTAAAGAAAGCATTTTCAAATGATCTAGTGTTTGATCGTGAATATTTATCCGAACTATTCCCATTCTTGCCAGATACTTTGCCAACAAAAACTACTAATACACTGATACCATATTTTCATCAAGAATTATGTTGCGATAAATTGATACAACGACTATTGTATTATGACAAAGTTATATTAAATGCCATTCCTCGAAGCGGTAAAACAGCGATTATTTGTCTATATATACAAAGATTATATAACACACCTACTGACGATGAACAAAATGTTTTACTCATCACTTTACGTCCAAGTGAAACGCTATCAGAATACAAAAAATTCCTGGGTACATATTTAAGCGAATATAACACTGTATTTTTGAACGAAACAAAAAATAAGGAACCAACCACAAAAAAAAAGAACGTATTTGTATGTTCAAAACAGTTTCTACAAACTAAGACAGGCAATACACGTAAAATTTCATGGTTAGAGAAGAAGAAGTTCTCGATTGTATTTATAGACGAACCACATGATGGAGGTGCCACAGAATTAGCAGAGAAAGTATATAATACTTACTGTAAAGATACAAAAACTGTTTTTGTAACGGCTACATGTAAAAAACTGGCTAGTAAATATATTATTGAAAATGATAACATTATTAAATGGGATTTGGATGATGTAAGTTTATGTAGAAGTATGACAGATGATGATAAGGAGGTTCTTAAAAATAAGCATGGTTCTGAGAATATAATATCGTGTCTTAAAAAGTTTTCTGTTAATAGTATCAGGGAAACTTATATGAAATATCCTATTATGATTTTAAATACATCTAACTTTGCACCTGATATTAAGGCCAGTATTTTACAAACAAACTCTGGATGGTCTATTAATGCGTTATTGTCATTGGACAATAACGACAATTTTTTAATGGGTGACCAGGTTGTTAAGTTCTTTCAGTCTGTATTTGGAAAGGTAGATAGGAATTCTATTATTACAACAGTTGACAAGAAATGTTATTTATATGAATGGAAACAATTAATGATACAATATAAGAGCAGGATAACATCCGTACTTAATCCCCTAATAATATTGATGTTCATTGATCGAACGAAAATTAACAAACTAGGTAATGCAATTAAAACTTTACTTGAGAATGAGATCCTTCCAATAGATGACGTTGTATGCGAATATGAAGTGATTATTCTTAACACAAACGAGAATAAAGGTGTTAAATCAGTAGAACGTATAGAACAAGCATATATAAGATGTAAAAATAGACAAGGGAAAGGAGTTATTGTTATAACAGGTCAAATGTGCTCAGCAGCCGCTTCGATACATAAGTGTGATATTGTCATGCTATTACATGACGGACACTCTTGGGATAATTATTTTCAACAAGTATTTCGTCCACTTACACCAGATGAGGGCAAAACATGTGGTATTATATGCGATTTTAACAATAGACGTTCTCTCAATTTTATTGCTGTTTTATCTGAGAATATATATGGTAAAAGTGATGTAGAAAGTATACATAAGATTATCGAACAAGATATAGTAAAAATACAATGCACCCATTGGTATGACCCTGAGAGTAATGTATTTGAACAGAAGGAACGTTCTAACTACCAAATAGCGCAAATAATTCATCAAAATTGGTTACAAGATGTAGGGGCTACACGTATGATTATACAAACGTTATCTACCAGTGTCAAAGTATCTAAAAAAACAGTGATAGAGTATAATAATTATTTTAATAACGTAAAGTCGAAAAATAATAAGACAAACATAGTATTTATAGAGGATATTCCAGACGAATTACAAGGAGAAGATCGCGATATAGATGATGGTATAAACTGTAATAATGATAAGGAATGCAATAAAGATGGATCTGATATGGGAGAAGAAGATATAATAACGGTGAACATGTTTCAAGAAGTTTTTCGGTATATTGTAGTATTACTTGTAATTATGACAATTGATATTAATTCATCTGAATTCAGCGAAATGTGTTCTATTGTTAAAGAAGACATTTCAAAGAAAACAATCACTATAAACTTACTTCGTGGTATATGGGGTATTAAGATACCAGATAATATAATAGAATTAATGAGTCGTACTTATAATAGTGAACTAATCATCAATAATGATACGTTATGTGACAGTATTCGTTATCTGAAAGAACGATTTGTTGCTGTAAGAAAAAATTCTCGTAGTTTATATGATTTGATTGAAGAATTTTTAGTTCCGCACGATATAGAACGCAGGAATAATGCAGAGATATCAACCCCGCAACAATTACGTAAGGATATGTTAGATCAAATACCGAAATGTCATTGGACTAAGGGATTAACCATATTTGAACCTTGCTGCGGTAAAGGAGGGTTTCTAATAGATATAGTGGACAGATTTATGTCTGGTCTTGAAGATAAGATACCGGACGAGGAAAAACGTATAAAGTTTATTCTGGAGAAGTTAATCTACTTTGCTGACATAAATCCATTAAATATATACATTTGTGATACTATTCTTAATCCTAATAAGAAGTATAAGCTTAATAACTTCACAGGAGATACTCTAAAGTTAGATATTAAAGAAGAATGGAATAAAACAGGTTTTATTTATGTAATAGGTAATCCTCCATATAATTCTAGCGGTAATACAGGTACTGGTAATACTATATGGCAACATTTTACACGTTCTGCTTTAGAAAAGTGGCTGCGACCAAAAGGACGATTGGTGTTTGTACACCCTCCTGGATGGAGAAAACCAAACACAGTGAAAGGTAAATTCTATGGCATGTTCGATCTTATGACAAGGAAAAACAGGTTAAAATTCTTATCTATACACGGTATCAAAGATGGACAAAAGACGTTTGGTTGCGGTACTAGATATGATTGGTATGTTATTATTAATATGTCAAGAGAATCTATACCCACTTATATCACTACAGTAAATGACGAGATGGGGAAAAATATATGTATAGATATGGATAAGTTTAATTGGTTACCAAATTATAATATTGATACTATTAGACATATTTTAGCTGACGAATACGAAGAAAAATGTCCTATAATGTATAACAGAACAAGTTACGGAGCAGATAAAAAGGATAGAGTATCAACAACACAAACAGATGAGTTTAAATACCCATGTATTCATTCAACTCCAAAGAGCGGTACAAGATATATGTATAGTAATGTTAATGATAGAGGTCATTTTGGTGTATCAAAGGTAATATTTGGAGATAGTGGTATCAATAACATTATAATTGATATGGAGGGTGAATACGGAATGACACAACATTCTATGGCAATACAAGTTGATAATTTAGATGAAGCAAAAAATATTAGTACAGTACTTTCAGGAGGAATATTTAATGATATTATAAAGAGTTGTATGTACTCATCGTATGCTATAGATTGGAATATATTCAAAGATATGAAGAAAGACTTTTGGAAAGGGTTTATCTAAACGATCTATGAATACAAAGCATGTTTAAATGACATAGGTAATTATTCCTGATATTAATACCAATAATCCTGTTAAAATAGTCCAAAATAGAACCTTTTCTCCATAGGTTTTACCATAACGTAGAGTTGCTGTACCCGCGGGAAACCAGCTTATTCCAGGTAAAATTATTAATAATCCTGTGATAGAAATTGACGATCCTATTATTTTTCGTTTCTTACTTTTACATTCTTCGGGTGTTAATTTTGAACACTCTTTTTTAATTTCTTTGACTAGTCCATATACAATTAAAACTATTAAGCATATCCATAATATGATGCGTACGATCATTTATATCTTTCATATTATAATTTTGAAAATGAATTATATTTCGTTATATACATAATTGTAATATTATTATATTGATAACACATGTGACTTGGAGTATGGCGTGAAAAGCTTATTTGCTATATCAGAATTCTTTGACTGTGGACAAAGTGAAACTGAAATATTCAGCGCTTGTTCTATTATCTATAATTGAGAGAGAAACATGAGTACCGCCATATCTACAAGTGTTAATGTCTACAATTAAGTATGACAACCCGCTTAGATTCCCTTCCTTTATAACATAGTAGAGCTTACAGTAAAAGTATTAAGATGGTGAATAATTTGTGGAAGGATAATGGACTCTAATGTGTAGTTTAGGATTTTAGGGTTCTATATCAAAAAAAAAAAGTTATTATTTTTAATCTTCAAATATTTTCAAATACATAAATTGCAACTTTTGAAGATTGCAGGTATACAAAATATATATGAAAAACACACAAAAATTGTGTGTTTTTCATATATATTTTTTTCTTCCTAAAAATCTAAATGATACATGTAAATAACCTATGTTTTAAACATCAGAGTTTTGGCTCTAACACGTTACATAAACCAAGACGGATATGGTCAAAAATTAACAATCTCAAAGCAGAAACCAGGTTAAAAATACACTGTTTGTATAGAAAAAAAGCGAAAAACGGTACGAAATGGTACATCAACTATAGTTCAGGTTAAAAAAATACAGAATAAATGAGTTTGAGTTTAGTCTTTTGATTATCGTATTTGATTTCAATATATCTTTCTAGGTTCTTAGTATATGTATCCACCAGATTCTTAGATCTTTTCACATCACCGCATATTGAATCCCACAGTTATCTATATCATTCCAGAATGTATTAATATTAACTTCTTGAGGAGTGTTGTTTTTCCATCTGCCTTGCATGCTTCCTCGAGATAAGTTTACCAACTTGGAGACCGCTAGAATTACCCATTTGTTATTATTTTAAATTCAAGGAATCAGACAGGTTGTCTGGTATAAGTTAGTAGGTCTGACACGGATACCCTCGCCCTGTCTAGTCACGCATTCGTACCGTCCTTTCTTGTAATCAAATGCGACCGGTTTCACGATAGTCCCGTTCAGATCAGTACGCGCTTTCAATCCGCGAAGTTCCATCTCTTTGCTAACGTTTCGATCGACACTGTCGCGAACTAATATCGCAGTCCCGTTTTCTCCCTCTTTTACGAATCCAGCTTTATAGAACAAGGCATCTGATTTACTCGAATTCGTAAAGGAAACCAGATCGAGATTGTACGTCAATGAACATGTCAACATGTCGTAGGCAATACCCTCCCGACGAGATTCTTCAGGAACAAACACGAAATCGACTACACATCGATAATTTGCACGCTTGAATGGATCAAAGTCTGTTTGATGTAGTAGCATGTACGCCGACGGATTACGATTAGAAACTATTGTAAACTTTTTGTTCTTTTCGTCTTCCCATAGCTTGACATAGAGCAGTTCAAAGTTAGACAAGACGGGTTTGAGGATTTCGTAAGAGGAGCACTTTTTTGCCATGTCGATTTGTTTGTTTGATATTTGTTTCATATGACAAAATCAATTTATTCTTTTGAATTAATAATCGAAATATATTAAACCAATGGTTTAATATGGATAAAACTAATCTATTAATAAATTAAAAATTGCAGCCTAGCTCATCACCCAATTCATCACCCAATTCATCTTTGGCCATGTTAATCAAATATTCGTATTCATCATTAATAATACTAAGTACTTCTTCTTCTGAAAAAACAGCTCTGTTAGGGATAAGAGTGTACTGTTGTTTTCTTAGGAACTCTCTTCGATTCATCGTCGTGAGGGAATCGATAATTCCATAATACACATTTGTTGGTATATATTGATTATCCATCCAACTTATATCTCTACGATTATAGAGATCTCTTTCAAGTCTTTCAATCGTTGCAGTTATATCTTCGGAGATATCGGTAGCTTCAATGTATAAGTTCATTGTCGTACTCATCTTGGGTTACCTTAGAGTAACATTATTGTATAAATTCATTTTGTTATCTTCTTTTACTTATCTTATTATCTCGATGAGAGTTTGTTTAGTGGCCATGTATATGTCTATATAAGACATAGTAATGAAACTCCTTTCTTTCTTCTCTTATTTTATCTTCTTTCTTCTCCCAATCAAGAATGTATTGATGATAGTTGATTCGTTTTTCTCTAGTGCTCATTTATTCATTTTTTAAAATTTAATGTTTTAATGTTTTACACAAAGCCGTATTATCTGTATCAATAATTGAACTATGTATATTCAATAACGCGTCCATACCTTCTTCATCTTATCCATTTCCTAATGTTCCTTCTCTTTCGATTTTTTCGATTTCAGCTAGTGTTATAGCACCTGCTTTTTTCCTAAACGGTTCTATCGCTTTAATTAAATTACGTGCATTAGGGTCTCTTACGGTTTCTCCATGCATTCCTTCATACGTAAATATGTTACGTGATCTATCACAACATATACAAAGATTTTCCTTCTTTTGTTGTTTACCTCTATGATAAGATGTCATTTATATAGAAAAATTTATTACGCACCGCGTAATAAATTGTATAGTTTTTACCTCAGACCAACTCTGTGCCACGAGGTGTTTTGTAGTTAGACATAAATATTATATTATATTGTGTTCTGACATTTCTTTACACCTTTAGTAAATTAAATACCGATTATATTTGTTGTAATATCACATCAAGTGGACACATAGTCTCATAAACAATAATTTTATATGCATCATGAGTTTTATATAAACATTTTTCCTTATGAAACAATAATCCAATCTCATTTAATTCACTAATAAAGGTATCTTCGTCTTCAAACGAATCATAATTATACGCGTAGCTTAAAATAAATGTTTGTTCTTCTCTGGCAGGTCCTTTTTGGTTTTTAGGTTTATAAGCGTATATTGTATAATGGTCTATAAATGGGTATCCATCGTATTCCAATAATTTACGTTTTTTCATTAATCTTATACGTTTATTTACATTTTTAACATTATAATATTTCCCCCAAACAGTTGTTTCTTTAATAACCATATCATTATTCATTATATTGAATAATACATATTCTTTATAGAAATTCATTTTTGAATCGGCGTTTATATAGAAAATTTATTACGCGGTGCGTAATAAATTGTACAGTTTTTACCTCTCCCCGAGAGCGTCTTCCTCGAGACGTATGCTCCATTCTGTTTCCGCCATCATTCACCATCTTAGGACTCTGTTTATAAACTCTATTCACTTCTAAAGAGAGAGAATCTTGAAGACCGGCTGGCCAGACCGTTTAATCTTCAGACACTACCACTTCTCTCGGTGGCACTCATTGTTTCTCTCACAATCAGAAGAAAATAGACGGGTAACGATTCTATTCGTTATATTTATCCCTTATCTATACTCAGAGCAATCCAATGGATCCAAAAAGCTTTTCACATCATACGCCAGGTCATTGATGTTATTCGTTCGATGTCATAATATTACTACCATTATATAAACTTTCAAATATAATTCATTTTGAAAGTTATATGTCCAGTCCAACCGTTTTGAGTAGATATACAGAATATTATTTTAGATTATTAATAAATGAATAAACTGTTTCTATTTCTATTAATATTAGTTATCATAGGTGTTATTGTTGTTACTCTAGTAATGATATTGAAACCACGCCAAGACCACAAGCCAGCTCCCGTTTGCACTAGCAATAATGACTGTAACGGTCATGGAGATTGTAAAGGTGGTAAGTGTATTTGTAAAAATGGCTGGTCCGGTTCTGATTGCAATACAATTAATCCCCCAACACAACATTGTATAACAAAGGACTGTGGTAACGGAACATGTAATACATCTACGGGTAATTGTAAATGTAATGATGGTTGGTCAGGACCAAATTGTGAAACAAATCTGTGTAATGGCATGGACTGTAACGGTCATGGAGATTGTGATAAAGGTACTTGTAAATGTGATCCCGGTTG